ACACCCGTAACTGCAGAAACAGATTGCAATGCCTTTTGATAATTCGCGCCTGTGTCATAAGCATAGTTTGCAACATCAATCAATCCTGTCTTGATTGTTTCAAATGCATCCCTTGCCGATGCTCCAATGAACCCACCTTTGAAAGCATCGCTAAATTTAGACTGTGCATCGGTGGCAGCCTCGCTCACTTTCTGCACGACATCTTTGAGTCCTTTCTCTGCCTCTTCGGCGTTCAAGCCTACTTTTATGGTGATATCATTTGCCATGTCATTTTGCCGTTTTATTTCTCTCTTTGATATAGGTCAAGTTCATTGCATAGATCTTGAACATATCCAAGCGTGAAGTGTGATAGTATAGTTCTTTGAATTGCCTAGCATCCCCATTCGCAATGTTCCGGAAAACAAAGTATTCATCAAGTATCTCTTCATTGAGATACAAAAGAGCAAGAGGCTCCTCTTCTACATACTTGTCATCATCAGGATCATTGAAAACTACCCATTCATTGACCATTTCCGAAACTTGTCTTGATTCGTGCCAAAGTGTTTGAACGAAAAAATTTGAGTTCCTCCAAAATTGAATTTAGATCTTGCTCCATCCAAAAGTCAGAGCTTGAATCTGAATCCAATGCTATCAATAGTTCATTGTCGTTTATGTTCTTTCTGTCAATAGCAATTTTGGCTAGATCAAATACAATAGGGATTGTTTGTTCGTCAAGACTAATGTATTCAAAAACATTTGTCTTAATTTGCAAAATGACTTCTGCAATAACCTCTTGCAATTTGAAGTCTCCCTTCAAACCTTCCCAAGCATCGCTGCCTTTCAATAAATTGAATTTCCCTGAAAAGTATTCATCCCCTAAGAGACGTTTTTGCAGCAAAGTCTCATAAGCCTTTTGAGCTCCCCTGCTATTTTCAAGTTTCTCAAGAATAGGCATCACTTTCACATATAGGTTCTGTGAAAGAACGGTTTGTAGTTTTACTTTGTGAATACGGTCGTTAAGAATGAGCTCCATAGTGCCTCACGTCCTTTCTATTGAATGAAAATAATGGGGCTTGAGTAAATTGTCAAGCCCCTGTCTTTTTGTTATACTGCAGCCGTGATCCAAGTTTCGAGATATCCTTTGTCCTGTGGAATCGTAATGTAAGGAACGGCTCCTAGAGAAACCAATGCTGCTCTAAAAGCGGAAGCCGGAACAGTCACCGGTCCGTCATTATTTACGATTTCGCCGGATACTTTCGGTTTGGTATATTTGCCGCTCTCCATGTCGAAACCACCAACGTCTTGAGCGAGCTTGCAAAGCATGATAATTACTTTTCGCTTTCCTTGGTGTGATATATTTGTTCCTGCATAAACAGAACCATACGTAATTTTTCCAAGAGTCTGCGATTGGGCAGTTGCAGAGTTGAACTTGACTCCGTCCTCATATTCGCCGGCATCACTCGCGGCTTGGGATTGAGGAGCGTATTTGTTGAAAAACAATGTCAAGTCCGGATCATCTTCATTTTGATCAATCGTGAAGTTTGTTCTTGTCACGCTTGTCTTAATTTTCTTTGTCATTGCGTATTCGGGACCACCGGTTGTAGCCCAATACGGAACTCCATTTGATTCAAAGGCAGTGTAAAAATCACTGACATTTGCACCTCCAACTAACATCTTATACCTCTAAAGATAGTGTCTTAAAAGTTTTGATTAAATAATTCCAAACCCGTTTTGTAGGTTTTCTATTGTATTCGCGAAGCAGCAATTTTCCATTCCGGACTCCTTTCGTTTCAAAGAGTTCATTTGATATTTTGTAGCCATCGTGTATCAAAATGATATCTGTGTCCACCATAGCGACTTCTTTTATTTCGCTGCTTGGTATCTCATGGCATATTCCCTCCCAAAACATACCGGAGTTTCTTTTTATCAATCTGCAAGAATGTACTATGTATCTTTCTCTCACTCCATCAACTTGATGTGAGTCGTGCATGATTCCGGATATTGATGTCCAACCGGCGACTGCTTTCGTTTCGTTCATTGCTTGCACTTCTGCAATAAGCTCCTCGGGATGCGTTCCTAAAAATTCATCGGAGTCAATATGCAAAGACCAAACTCCATCTGCTTCTTGATCCATAAAATTACGGATGGCAGAAAAATCAAAGTCGATTTCGTAGCTTGAGTAATGATATTCAAGAGATACTAGCCTTGATGTTTTGCCTATTACGACATATTGCGTTTCGTAGTTTTCTACTTGCTTGATGATACAAGAAACAATTTGAGACTCCTTCGGTATTCTACTTAGCAGTTTTGAAAGATCTACTTTCTCGGGATGCATGATACAGCAGCTTAAAAGAATGTCTTTATTCATTTTTGGAACCTCGTGTAAAAAACCCGGAATGTCATTATTGAGAGACCTTTTGTTTCGTCATCTGTGAAAGTCACGGGTTCGGAAGCAGAGTAGCTTATTGGAGAAAAGTCTGTAGCCTCGTAATCAGAATCGTATCTACTTGGTACGTAATTTTGCAAGACGTGCTCCACCTTTTCGTTAAGATCTTGCATGGCATTTCGTAGTCTAGCTATCCCCAAAGTTGCGTTCTTTTTTACGGAGTTTCCACAAAGCAAATAGACATCTATTCTACCTATGTTTGCAACTGAACTCAAGTCCTCCAATGACTCAACTATCCTTTCATCAGTTGAACCATAGATACCAACGAAGTCAAATTGATATGTCTCAAATTTATTCATTAAGACTTGATCATAAATACGGATGCCGGATACAGTACGAAGCTGCTCCGTAATTGACTCGCATATATGCTGCTCTCTACTCATTTGTTCGTGTCCTTTCCTGTAAGTTTCTAATTGCTCTTACCATTGATTGTTTGAGCTCGCGTTCAAAGTCTTTCTGTATGTTTTGTTTGAAGTCTTTTATCGCCGGATTAAAGTAAGGTCTTGCTTTTATCGTGACCTTCCCTTTCCATTTTAGGCTTCCCCAAATCTTTGTCCACATTCTGCTATTGTTCGTTTGCTTCTTTTTGAGATAGGCAAAACCTATCATTTTTTTTGTAGCTTTTATCTCGCCTCCATACTCATGAATCTTAGCGTATCTCACTTTGGATCCATAAGTAAGTTCGTACTTTGCTCCGCTTCCTGTGACCTTGTATATGTTATTCACATTTCCTTTGGTGAACGACTGCCACAATTTGCCGGATACCTTGTATAGCTTTGGTCCCGTATTGAATACAGTAGCTACAGAAGTTTCGCCTCCGGTTGCTCCTTGATCTATCATGAATTCTGCTATGCTAAGCTGCATGAATGTAGGGAACTTTTGAACGTAGTCTGCAATCACGGGATGTATTACTTCTTTTGCTTGTTCGATTGTAAACATCAAACCACCGCGACTCTATACTTTTTGAAATACTTTTGCCATTCCAAGTTCTGCAATAAATTCGTATTCACATTTTGACCGGCTCCGCCTGTGGATACGCTTGTCAAGCCAAACCAATTCCCGCCGTTTGCAGAGTGCTTGTATATCCAAGCTGCCATTTCAACAATGCCTTGAATTACTGTGTTCGGTAAATTGGCATCACTCCATCCGGTAGACAAAGCCAAGCGGAATTCACCGGAAGTGTACTCTTTGAATATCAAATAGTTTATTCCATTGTCGGCAGTATAGACAAACTTTGTATTTGACACGGCAGCATAAGAGTCAAATTGATTGTTTCTCCAAGAAAGCCCTGTGACTGCAGTATTCGCATTGTAAGGTATGTATTTCCACCTGTGACTCTTTTCTAAGCCCTCGCGGCTTTCTACGTAGGTAAAATGATAGTTCAAAGAGGTTGCAATGAGAGGCTGTCCACAATAGTTTTCAGCCTCTTCAAAGCAAACTTCAAAAACGGTATCAAGCCATGAGTATAGAGCAGCGTCCTCAACAGTTTGATCGCCGGATATTTCCATGTTCAAAAACTTGAAAAATGCACTCTGAACTCTTGGGAACGCTGTCGTAAAACTCATTTCTTATTCACCTTCTTTGTATCATTAGAAATATCTTTTGCAGTGCTTTTGTTCTGCAGACTTGGCAGAGCTTCACAATGTCCACTAGCCTGCAATTTTGCGAAGTCTTGTTCAGAGAGCTGTGTTATTCTGCCTTCCTCAAGACCTGCAAAAGACTTTATTACTTTGCAATCAATCATGTCTTACTCATTAGGTAGTTGAAGTTTTCAAAATACCGATAGCAGAAGGAGCCGGGAAAGCGATACCAATAGACTCGCTTACCATGATTCCACGCTGTGAAGTTCCGCCCAAACCTTGAGTTGCAAAGTATTCTTTGTATTCGTCAATTACAATGTCTTCACGGATACCCAAAATTGAATACTGTGAGAAGTCTGCATAAATTGCAGAAGGTGTCGTAACTGCAGAAGTCGGGAACAAAGAGTCCGGAACCACGTGCATCGGACGACCGGTTGGTGTGATATATGAATTGTTTGTCAAAGCAGTCAAGCCAATAGAGTTCACCTCCAATGGTCTGATCATATCCCAAATTGGTCTGCCATTTACACCGTCTGTTTCTTTGAGCAAGTGACCAAAGACGCTTTGAGGAACCACAAAGACTCCATTTGCACCGACACTGCTATTGACAGCAAGACGGAGATTGATCAAGTCTTTCCATGAGATTTCAGCAAAAGTGTCCTTTCCGGAATTGGAAGCTCCGCCTTGAAACACTACAGAAGTTCCTGCCAAATTCAATGCGCCTGTAAACTCGGGAGCGTTTCCTGTTCCTTTGAAAAACTGCTTGTCTTCCGCTTCTGCAATCGCCTGTGCAAGACCACTGATTGTATAGTCAAGAAAAGCCGGTGTCGCGTCACGAAGTTGCTCCTCGGACACTATACATCCGCCGACAATTTTCTTTGCAGTGAGGGCTGTTCCTGTGTAAAAATTCGCACTATCTGTGAGAGTCAAGCTACTGCCTTCTGCCACGACCGCTGCAGAAAAAGCTCCGCTGCTTGTAATGTTCTCTGTTTTGCCTCGCATTGGATAGATCTTAGCAAGTTGTCTTGCATAAGCAAAGCGGTCCGCATAAGACATGATCTCTTCGACCCAAAACTGAGGAACCGCAAAACCGCCTTGCGAGTTTGTTCCTGTGTTGAAGTTTGCGCGAGTCACATAAGTTTGGTTCGCTTTGTTCGCAATGTCCTCTGCAACTCCAAGCTTTCCACGTGTGATCGCATAGATCCAATCACCAACGATACGAGCTTGATCGCGTTTGATATCGTGTTCTGCTTTTACTTTCACAAAGCCATTTGACATTGTATTCAAAGGGTTCAAAGTACGTACTTTTTCAGTAGCTAATTTTGAAGCTTCTGTTTCGATAGCCTTTTGAAGCTCCTCTTTTGTCGTGGTTATTACACTATTAGTCATTTGTATTTCCTTTAATTGAATTCATAATTTCATCTGCAGTCAAGATCTTGGGTACTGTAATTGTAAGACCTCTCTCTGTGTTCACTGCTCTTTTGATTTTCTTATTTCCCTCTTCTACCATTTGCAGCCCTTCCATAATTAGAGCAAGAGTGGAAGCTGCTATTTTGCGACCTGCTCTTTGTTCAAAGGATGCTGTTTGGGTAGGAGCTTCTGTAGCCGGTTCTTCCGGTGTCTCTACGGTCTGTGGTTCGGGTTCTGCGACTGCTTCGGGATTAAGAACTTCCATGACTTTCTCTGCCATTGCGATTGTTCCCAAGTCCGCTGCTTCAAGTGCTTGTTCTTCCGGAATGTCAAGTTGCTCTTTGAAAAAGACAAGAGCTGCCTCCTTGATTACCGGTAAAAGTTGCTCTTGGATCGCCCCGATTTGTTCGGGTGAAAGCATTTTGTTTACCTGTTGATTTAGTGATAAGAGTATTTGTTCAAAACTTTTGAGCTGCTTCTTCTCAAAATTCTTTTTTATCAATGCTTCTCTGTTTGCCGGGATAGTGACCACACTAAATTCAACAAGCTCTGATTTCGTGTAGACTGTCACCTTTTCACCATTGATGGTTTGTTCCTCTGTTTCAATAGGCATGATTCCTACTGAAACGGCATTGAGATATCCTCTGTTTAATTTGCTATCAATCTTACAAGCCTTCTCGTCCTCAAGATCTAATTGGATTGTAGACTCCAAGTTTTCACCATTGAGAAAGAAACCAAGACATTTCCCAATAGGCAGCATTTCGGGTTTATGGTTTAAGAGAACTACCGGATTGTTCATATATGCTTGATAGTCAATTCCACTTGGAATTATGATTGTTCCGTATCTATCTACTTCGGGAGTAGATATTATGAAAGAGTGGATACCTTCGTTTGACGCTTCTTCATAATGTTCGCTTTCCTCATAGTCATTACGCTTGACTAGTACGAGTTCACGATGGATTATTTTGTCCATATTTTGTCCTTTGTTTGTTTGCTGCTGTTTTGCTTTGTTCCATATATTTTCAGACCAAGTGAATCCGGCATCGCCTCCCCAAAGTCCCCATGCTACTCGCGCCGGATTGGGATATCCTTTTTCACTAGGTTCAAAACCTTCTGACTTTTTATTGACTTGATGCCTAGAGAAAAAACTATACATTCTACGGACCGTCTCAAGAGTAAGGTTCTCACGTTTTGCTAATTGATTTGCTCTTGCAAGACCTACTCTTGTTCCGCCTTTCTTACCTTCTGCTTTCCACTTCAAAGCTCTCTTGGCTTCCTCTTGCATCTCTTTTGTCGGTACATAAGTATCACTCATTTTTCCCTCACGGGAAATAAATAACATCGACACCTCACTACATTCGCTGCTTTTACAGTCGTACCCATTTGAGAGTCGCCTGCCGGTCTGTCAATATATGTACCATCGTCAAACATATAGTTTCCGTTTTGATCTTGCAGCTTACCGTCCAAGACTCTGTGACTTGGTCTTACCTTACCGTCTCTTTGAGTATTCCATTTTGATTTGACTCCTACAGATTTGTAGACATTCTTTTGAACACCTGTGGTCACTGAAGTCGCTGTGGTCTGTGCAATCATTGCAGCTCGGCTTGTTGATAGCATCTTAAATTCTCTTTCAAGAATTTCCTGCAAAACTTCCTTTGGCTGTGAAGCGTTCTCGGAGATAGTCTCAATGATATCGTACTTTATCAATTCTATTGAATTTGATATGTTTGAATTCAAGCGTTCTGTCATCTGCTTGATTTCCTGTCCAAGTTCACCGGATAGATCTTCCTTCCCCATTTGGAATTCTGCCAAGACTTTATTCATAACTTGAGATGCTGCTTTGTCCAAAGTCTCTGTAATTTGCTTCTGCTGTTTGGTAGTCATCTCCATGTCTAAGTCCGGGGACTGTTCGTCAATTTGTTGAAGCGTGTCCTTCTCAATTTCGGAGATCACGTTTTTGACTGCAGAATATATCCCCTTACTGATATTTGTAGCTAGATCATCATATTGTCTCCAAGACTCTGCTCTTGCTTCCTCTGTTTGCAGTGGAAAGGATTTGAATACAATAGCCTTTTTTGCCACTCCCGGCACGCTAGGAGGCACGGAATCTGTTCCGCCGATATCAACTGCTGCCTCCAAAGGAACAAGACCGTTCACTACCAACGGGACATCACCGCTTGGGATTGGTTCGTATCCACGTTCCTTCCTGCTGTCGTTTATTGTTTTGATACCGTACTTGAGTTCAAACTCTTCTTTGCGTATCTGCTGTTCGGTATCTACAAATTCATACGGCATAGACTCTATCAAAACGCCATCCTCAAACCGCCGGAAGTGTCGAGTGAATTCCTCTGAAAAGTACTTAGCGATTGGATCAATAGTCTGCTGTCTAAACATCGCGTATTGGACTTCTGCCGTTGCTCTGTTTTGGAATTCACCGGTAAGCAGTCCGGATGGTACACCGAACACTTGAGATATTTGAGCTCTTACATCTTTGCTTATAGAATCGTAACTTGTTGAGACGCTTGTCTCGGGAGGCAAAGCCAAATCAAGACCGCCTGCCAAAAGAGCTTTCAATTCGTAATTCGGTAACTTCTCGTTCCATCTATTTTGCAGAGTTTTCCAATAGTCTTCATCTACGTTGTCATCAGACTTCACAATCAAAGGAGGCGTGGCATTGTTCTCAAATAACCTCACTAGATAGTCACTAACTTCGGAGTCTATTCTTGAATAAGGGAGGGCTGCTGAAACTATGCTTTTTCCAAACAAATTCATTCCTATAATTTCGTCGGGCTTTGATGCTGTCGGGAATGTATTTGCGAAGTGAATAACCTCTTGCTCCGGAATGTTTATTGCTCCGTCATTAAGAGATTGGTAAACATACCCTTGAATAAAATTGTCACCGCCTTTAATGACTCGCATCCTTGTAGGGTTCAAAACCCACATTTGAAGAGGATACTCGTATCCCATTCGCGGAGTCCAAAGAAAGCAGTTACCATTCACGTCGTACCAATTTGACAAGGACTTGAATATCTGTGAGTAAGTGAAAAACGGATTAGGGTTTGAGAGCAGCCTATTCACCCAATGAGAATTTGAGAGCTCTTGTTTGTCCCAATTCAACTCTTTGTAAGCTTTCATGTCTACAGAGATCAAGCCATTTGCTCTTAATTGCAGACAAGAAAAAGTCGTACCAACGGCAGAACTTGAAAGCTCGTTTCCACTTTGAATTGATGATACAGATCTACTTGAATCTGCATAAAGAATCGGAGGCTTGCTTCTTTTGTCTGCCATTCCACCGGCGATAAATTTGACACGTTCTAAAACGTTATTGTAAAATGCCATGTTATTTCCTAGACATATACGGACGGAGTTTTTCTAATTGCAGAAAAAGCCATTGACAAAGAATCTATCATGTCATCGTGCTTGTCTTGCTTTGTTCCGGTGAACGATAAAAGCTCGTCAGTGAATTCCGGTAAAAGATGAGGAACGTGGTAAACAAGACCCGCTTCGTACTTTGCTTCCACCGGTTGAAATCTGTATAGTTTATCTTTTGTACTTGGAATCCCAATCACATTCATTTTGGTATTTCGTTTGAGCTCTTGTACTAGCCAAGCCTGTGCTTGATTGGACTCTACGGCTACGACTTTCGGCTTCCACTTATTCTCCATCTGAATGACTTTTTGACCAATCTCAACAAAGCTCCATCTGCCTCGTACCATGTCAACAATGACTATCTCTTTTTTATCTGTGAGACCTATTACACAGATAGCAGTATAGTCTGCGTTCTCTTTCTCAGAAATAGCAAGATCCACTCCAATATAGTAAGACTTGCATTGCATATCATTTGATATTCTAAGCCATTCTCTCTTGATCTTAGCAGCATCCCTGTCTACATATTCTGCCAAGTATTCCTGTGCAAAGACAAGCGATGGCAGAACTTCTCTTTGCCTATCGACTTCACTTGGATCTATCAAAGGGTTATCGTATGTCGTGTAATGAAAAGACTTCCAATCTTCGTACTTGTCTTGCATCGTATCAATCTCTGCAAAGTGATTCTTTCCCTTCGGTGTCGAGAAAAAATAAGCATCGCCTTTGTAGTCTGTAAGCATAGGACTCAAGACAAAATTCCAGTCGTTTTCAGCATTGGGACAATATGCCCATTCATCTCCAATCAGCCTATGATACTTATTGCCTCTCAATGCATCTGCTCTCCAAATTCCCGACATAGTGAGTACACTGTTCTCCAATTTGATTTGTCCCCATTTGCACTCTGCTCCTAACTGTCTAAAGTATTCAGAAGCTTCGTCGTATCTGCCTCTTAATTCCGGAACGCTTGGAGCCGTATAGAGAACCTTTGCATTGGGAACCGATATCATAGTCTCAAGAGCAAGTGCAAAAGCAAGATGAGATTTGCCAAATCTACGACCACATCGTACCACATTGAAACGTGATCTGCAGTCTAAAATTTCCTGCTGCTTCTCATGCAAAGATATATCAATTATCTCTGTCAAGCTTTCCCCACTTAATTACTCGTTTGACCTCTTCTACTTTTACCTCACTTTGAATTCTTGTACCATTCAAACGGTGAGCTTCCTCTTCGCTGCCTATCAACTTCATGAGAGATATCTGCAGAGCCGGTGACTCTGATTTGAACCATTTGTTTCTCATTTGCACTTTAACATCGACCTTGCATTTTGTTATTGCTTCTTTTATGCTGTCTAATTTGTCTAAGCCAAGATTGTAAAACGTTGCACGGGAGCAAGGTAAAAAAGAAACGACATCCTCGATAAAAAAGAGTTTGTACTTGTCAATAGCATCAAGAGCTTGCTTCTCAAGTTCCTTTGCATCGTAGGATTTCCCTTTCTTATTCATTGTTCGGGTTCCCATGCTTTTGAGTAAGGTTTGTCAAGATCAGGGTGCGCCATCACGCCTTGAGTATTCAGCAGTCTTTGTACCTCTTCTCTTTCCATTTTGAGACGCTTCATAACTTCCTCGACAGTTTTACCACCATCAATAAGGTCTTTGACTATACTTCCCATTTGCAAGACTCCGTGTCTGCCTCTTGCTCTGTTATGTCGGATTGTTGACATCTGTTGGTGCTCTCTGTCTTTGGGTTCCAAGATTACCACCGGGACAAAACCACCGGTGAGTTCAAAGACTTCTTTGTGACCACTAACTGTCCACCTATGAAAACCATCAACAATAGTCATGTCCGGATTTGCGACAATAGGCTGTGTCCACCCGTCCTCTTTTATGCTTGTTTTAAGAAGCTCCAATTCCGGAGGCGCGACACTATTTGGATTGTAATTGTTCGGTTGCAATGTATCTCTGTGTATCCATTGTAGTCTCTCTAATGGCATGACACGTCCGTCAGGGAGCCTGTGTTTTTGATCGTTGGTTTGCATAGTAGTTCCTTTTGTATTGTTCCGTTCCAAATTTATTCACTGCCTCGTCTCTTGTCATTTTAACACGACTTCTTGCTTTCTTTGCTAACTGTGGAAGCCTTTGGAGCTGCCTTTCCTTTGTGTCGCCTCTAATTGCTATCCTAGCTAAAAACTCCCAAGACACGCCGGTAAGAGGGCACGAGTCCGAATCTTTATCGGTGATTGGGTAGTCTGTTTGATTTTTGTGGTACGTAATGATCTTGTTCATAGACTTCGTACAAAGAGCTTTGTTTTCCGGTGACATTTGTTGAAGCAAGACATTTGTGTATTCCTGCCAAGTTATGTCGGGGCGTTTCTCGGACTTGTTTCCGGTGTATATTCCATCGTTATTGTATCGCCAAGCAGTTTTTACTCCCTCGACTCTATCCAAGATCTTATGCCAATAATCACCGTATATTTCCTGCCATTGATCTAGTGAACGTAGTGCTTCCTCTGCAAAGATTGATCCTACTCTTTGTTTCTCAAGTTTATTGTAGTCTACAGTCTTATTCAAGATATCATATTCAGTATTGTAAGGGAGACCTGTCTCTCTAATGTATTTCCACACGTCCGCTGCTGTCCAATCATAGATTGGGTATGCAAGAGGTAAATTACTAGAGATATAACATTCATTATGCTTCCTAGTCATTACAGTGAATCTAGCTAAGCTCTCAGAAGCTCTTAGTCCTACCAAAGCTATTGCAGTGATTCCTTTTGACCTGTAATTGTTTATGTAGGTATCCGCGATATCCTGAAAGGACATTGCTTTTTTTACGCCCCCTGCTTTGAAAGGAAGCCCGTCCGGATGTTCGTAATTTTCATCGTACTCAAAAACAAAGTTCTCCAATTCAGTCAAAGCATAAGACGGAATGTCACGTACCCAAAGATCTTTCTCTGCCGGATGCCTTGATATCCATATAGGATACTGCAAAGAACAAGCGTTTCTTAATGCCATAGGAAGTGAGTAGAACTTCATATCGACTTCCGGCATCGCATGAACTGCCTCCCATAATGCGATTGTACCCTTACCTTCTATCTCATGATCAACTGCCAAAACTTCAACCGGTAACTTGTTGATCTCTTTGGCTACTTCGATGGCTAGGTACAAAAGAGCAGTTGAGTCCTTTCCTGCAGAAAAATTCACTACGACTTTATCGTAATTGTTGAATATCTTAACAAGCCTCTCTTTTGCTGCCTCGTAGACATTCTTTTCTAAAAAGTGTTTCTTTCTAATTTTTACCATTGCTTTGAACAAAAATATGTGACTCCATCCTCCTCTTGCATAACAAGGGGAAGCCCTTTGCTTGACATCTTGAATTCCCAATCATACGGCGTAAATTGTATAGCCAAATAAGCATGATCAAATTCAATAGGAGCTTTGTTTTTTATCAAAGGTATCATTAGCTCGCTATCGTTATTTGTCTTCGCCTCAAAGCCTTCTACGGCTTTCTTGGGTATGTATCCTTCCGTGATACCATTGTGAACAAGAGCAAAGTCTTCTCTCACAATAGGCTGTCCGTCAAATATACTGTTTTCTCCACTCGTTGCAAGGCGGGAATGTCCTATGCAAATAATGGAATCTTTTATCAAAGAACAAACCGTCTTAGGGTCCGGTCTTCCGGTTTGCTTAACTAGCAAGTGCTTACCATTCTTCATGATTGCAAAAAAGCCATAAGAATGTCCACCACGCTCGTCAGCCCTCTTGATGATAGTTTGTATCGTCTTTTCGTTTTTCGTGCCTTCACGGGCTTGAAAGCCCCAAATTCCACACATATTCCTCCGCACTCTTAATGTATTTTGAAGCTTTCATTACAACAGAGGGATCAATAGAATAAACTTGCTCCCAAGCTCTTTCTATTGTTCCTGTCCACTGCCTAGCAGCCCAAGAGCCCGTCCCTACGACAAAGCCATTGTTCCAAGAGTAAAAAGGAGCAAGAGGGAGTCTGTAATGGTGAAGTATTCCCAAGACCTCTTCGTGAGTGAAATCATATATTGGAGAATACCTTACGACTCCGGTCTGCTTGTTTCGATATATGCCGTCCTTACCTACGTAGTTTTTGTCTAGCTTTCGCCTCCCGGTCAAAAGCAGCTCTAAGTCTTTCTCTTTGAAGAACTTATTTTGAGCAGAATGTTGTACTGCTTTGAACCACTTGGCAGCCTGTGTTGAGTCTTTGGGAAATAACCAAGACAAGTTTTCAGAAAGCCATTTTAAGTTTTGACCACTATTGTAGACTGTGAGATCGCTTGGCATATTGTTTGTCACAAAACGTAGGAATTCCGGATACTCAAGATCATCAGTCATTCCAATGCAAGACGGGAATTCTTTGTATGCTTGCCTTGTAATGAATTCTAAAACTACGGAGTCCTTACCGCCGGACCATGCCAAACCAAAACGGCGATTCTGCAGAGTGCTTTTTATTCTTGCTATTCCCTTTCCTATGGCAGCATCTACGTCTTGCTTGGATATATGCCTTTCAATGTTTCTGTAAACATCTATGAAAGTATCATTTGAAGTGTTTTGTTTGAATCCAAGCATCACTTTGTCCGTATGGCATCAATCAAAGAAGCAGAAACTCCATCAACTATTGTTCTGTTGATCATTGGGTGGACTTCATCAGTTGCTCCAAAGTCGGAGTCCGGGTGAAAAGCAATGACATCCATAGTCTGTTCTCCAAACGTTTGAAACGCATGAAGACCAATAGGGTAGTCATTTCCATCAAGACCTTTCTCGTAGGAAACGCCGTCCCATTCTTTTATGATAAAAATATCACCTGTGTTCAAAGGAACGTTCCCGAAAGGTGTCTTACAAAGACCTTTGCCCTTCGCCACAATTCCTATGCGATGGCTTGGGTGCGTATGCATCGTTTGATCTATATTTATCGGAAAGTGCAAGTGGTTCAAACATGGATCGCCAAACTTCACCGGCGGAATCAAAAGACTATCTGTGCATCCATCTATGTATTTGAGTCTGCCTTCACTTTCTATCCTGCCTCCGATTGTAAACATTGCTCTATAGTTAGTCTCGGGATATTTGCCTTCTTTGTGCAAAACTTCAATAATGATTGCAGAGCCGGTTCCAAACAATAAAAATTTATCATGTAGACTAAAATACATTCCGGTACTCAAGTGGTAGTCAAAGTCATGACTCCAAGAATTTAGGAATACGGAGCCCTTGTAAACATACACGAAATATGAAGAGTCCTTTGCAGACAAAAAAGTATTTGTTCCGGTAAAATTGTGATACTTAATTGGGTAGCTTTTGTGACTGCTATCGTCAAACAAAAGACCTTCTTTGTCACATTCAAAACTAATGAAAGAACCGTTCTCTTTTATCATTGCTTCACCTTGCTTTTACTGTATTCTTGTACCATTGTAAAAAGAGCTTCTCCGAGATTGCAGTTATTCTCGTTTTTGATATCGTTCAGCAGCATCAATAAGAAGTCTTTTTGCTCCTCTCTCATGACTACTTCAAACTTCACAAAGCCAACGTCTGTGATTTTTGCTTCTGCATTTTGAGGCGTGCTTGCACTTGGCATTTCCGGAATATCAATAAGCTCGGGAACACTACCAAAGTTGAAGCCATCAATTCCCCAATCTACAAGTAGATCCGTATCCCATTCATTGCTAAGCGATTCCCAATCCCAATCGCCATAGTTTATATTGTCTTTTGCAATGAATTCTTTTTGTTTCTCTTCTGTCCAATCTACCACCAAAACTTCTACTTGCTTTGCTCCTGATTTTTTCAAAGCCTCCAATCTCATATTGCCTCCAAGAACCTCATAATCGGTATTCACTACCAAAGGTCTTGCATCTAGCATTTCAGGGAACTCTGTCAAAGACTTGACTAGCTTCTTAAATTTATCATCACGGATATATCGTGGATTGTTTTTGTTAGATTGTAGCTTTGAGATTTGTACTGTCTCTTTGTTCATTTGGTTGCTCCTAAAATTCCTATTCCTATTCCTATGGCAAAAGCCGAAATAATCCAAGACCACTCGTAACTTTTTGACTCTTTTACGATAGGGACTTCAACTGTCTTTCTTATTATGCTGTCCGGTCTTGGTTTGACCAATAAGCTAAAAAAACTATTCTCTCTATTGTGAGAGAATGCAAGATTTAATGTGTCGCCTGTATTTGTAATCACAGAGTCTGACTGCACTATAAAAGCAGAGTCGCATGGTACTTTTTCTGAGACATAGAAAGTATCTTTGAATGGGACCATAATGCTTTTTACTTTGACATCCGGCTTCACAAAAACCTGTCGAGGAACTATTTTTACCTCTGTCACTGTATCCCTCTTTGTAAGATACGCATATTGTTTCTCATTGCATCCTTTGCCAAATAAAAAGCCGCAAAGAAATATCGCGGTCACTGCAGTCGTGACTATCAAGAATGTAAAAGACTGCTCTTTGTCGTTCATATCTCTATCCTTCCGTTTTGTATCTTTATATTCCTCATTTGACCGTCTGATTGCAATATCGCAAAACCATGATTGCTCTTGGAATATGGATTGTAAGCTCTTTGCAATTTTGACAAAGTACCAATAACGTCTGCTCTTTTGGACTCGCGTTCCAATGTTATGTCGTAAGCTGTTGAAGTCCTATGCAAGTGACCTATGCAAACATTGGAGAGCGTTTTTGCAAGTAGTGTTGAAGCCGGATTTCTGCCTCCGCTTATTTTAAGTTCGTGACCGTGCGCTATCCACGTTCCATTGCACTCTATGATCTGATTGCTTCCTACCAATTCAATACCTCTCTTGTCAAGTTCCAAAAGTTCTTTCCATGACAAAAGACCTTCAAAGGCAGCAGCATTTTCTGCAATATACGATTCTAGCCTGTCCTCATGATTGCCTATCTTAAAAAAGATTTTTGCCTTTGGGAAAGTCCCTTCCAAGTTTGTCAAAAAGTATTTTGCAAGAGCTATCTCACTTAAAAGATCTATATCGTTTCTGCTCTTTCTCCATCTTGACAGAGAATGTGCATCTAAGGTATCTCCATTCAAAACTATGTTTTCTACGTTCTGTTTGGATATGTATTGGATAGCAGTTTTTATCGCCGTGATATCATGAAACCCTAAATGAATGTCACATAAGATTGCAGTCGTACCTTTGATGGACAAATTAGGAAGAAGCTCCTCCCTGCCATCTGTCATTTCAAGAAGCCATGATGGACATTCCACTTCTTTCAAGTTCATTCTTTTTGATAGAATGTATTGGTACTCATCTTTGGTGAGTCTTACGGGCTTATTCGGCATCGTTCTGCCATTCGTATGAAAATATATCGATGTCTTTCTCTAGTACTGCAGTAGCATTTTCCGGAGGCTGCCAAGTTGACAAGTCTCCGTTCCAAACTACGATGTTTATTATTTTGCCTTCGCTATTAAGAATAACCCATCTATCCATTTTTTATCCTATTTCTATTACTACCACACATCCGCCTGCTCCGTTCCCTCCGGCTCCACTATTGAATCCTGCGTCAGAAGCCGAGCCTCCGCCTCCGCCTCCGCCGTAATTTGCTCCAATACCTCCCGAAGCTCCGGCGCGAGCTGTAACGTATCCACCGCCGGTCGCGCCTGCTCCTACAAGAGCGTATCTGAATATATGCGAGAGACCACTTGTCCCATTTCCTGTAGTTCCATTCACTTGAGGGTCACTAGAATTGTAGAGATTTGGCGCACGGGCAGCTCCCCCGTTTGCAGAAGTCGTACTGCTTCCTGCTGCGCCTGCTCCACCGCCACCGCCAACCGTATATGCGTTGGAAAAACCAACGCCGCCCGCCGTATTATTTCCACTTCCTCCGCTTCCGCCCGGACTGCAGTATTGAGCACCATATTGAATACTTCCGTAACTGCCAAAACCGGCTGCTCCACCACCATTTCCACCGGATATTTGAGTGACAGCACTTCCACCAAGACCTCCGGTTCCACCGCCTGCTTGAATTAAGATGTTTGCTCTGCTTGGATTTGTACTTGCTTGGAAAAATGTATCGCCTCCGTTGAGTCCATTGATGCCATTGAAGCCATCTTGTGTTTGAACGCCTCCGCCATTACCTCCTGCTCCAATCGTAACTGTATAGGAAGCCGCCATATTTACACGCAATATATTGTCCATTTGAACCATAGCTCCACTACCACCTCCGCCGCCTCCGGTACGGTTGACAGCAGTTGTACCACGCCTTCCCGAACCTCCGCCGCCTCCGGCTCCTATTACTGCTATGTGTACCAACTTTGTCCAAGACTCCGGTGTCCAAGTACCGCTTGATGTGTACAATGTAGTCTTTATTTGCGCTCCACCGGCAGAAGCCCAAGATAGATTTCCGGAGCCGTCTGTAGTGAGAGCCTGTCCATTTGTTCCGCCGGTGATCTTCAAATTAGTAGTTGTCGTATTGATTGTATTGGTATTGTCAATAGTCTTGCTGCTTATGCTGTCCGGAAGCTGTCCGTTCTTGATTTTTGTAGGTGGCATATTCGACTCCTATCCTTTCATTTATTTCATATAGTCTGCTAAAATGACATCACCGGCGATGGGAGCCGTAACGAATGAAATTATATTTGCAGAGAGAGTATAGTCATTTGTACCTCCGCTTTTTTGACGGATACCATTCAAGTACAATTTCAATGTCCCGGCGGTCGGAGTATAGGCTAGCGTGAAAGTTACATTCGAACCATTGATCGTACCGCTTGGAGTCTCTTCAGTGATAAAGTTTGATGTAGATAAAGTTCCACTCGTGTCTTGTACATAAGTGACTGCAGTGGAACCCAATGTTCCGCCGGTATTTGATGTACAAAAGAATCTTGATTCTGCGTTCACAGTACCGATATCTACATAGACAAGAGTACCAACGAGTTCGTCCCATGCATCAGAGTCGGTTGCTCTTGTCATTGCACTTGAGGAACCATTAAAAACATAGATGCCGTTTTGACTTTGTGTCGTTTGGTCTTTCAAAAGAATTCTGTCACCATTAGACAAAGTATGTCCGTCAAAAACAGAAGTTCCGGGGTTTGAGATTGTCACGTTTGACACGGAGGCTACATGAACATTCCGATATTTGTAAGCACTCGGCAAAGCATTGATCAAACCGTCGACATAGCTCTTATTTGTAGCATCGCCGTTCGAACTCGGTGTCGCTAGGTTCGTGAGCTTATTGTTACCCATCGATTGATCTGTGGTAAAAGCTACAGTACCATCGCTTTGAATAAATTTTGTTCCGTCTGCTAGCTTGCTAGTGGATATCCCGGCTCCGTTTGCAATTTTTGAATTCGTTATTGCTCCGTCCCGTATTTGACGCGAGGCTATCGTTGTTTCTGGCATAACATTATCCTAGTGTATAGTTTACTCTTATTGTATCTCCGATTTGGAGACTTGAATTCATTGTGATAGTATTTGTCCCCGTAGTGACATAGTCTTGACCATAGGTTTGTATCGTGCCATTTAGTATCACTTCTGTAGACAAAGGCACGAAAGCACTCAAGGTTTGAAAGACTGTATTTTGGTTATTTATCAAACCGGTCGGCTGCTCTCCAATTACCCGGACTTCTGCAGTACTTGAAAGAACAGAACCTATATTCAAAGTTATTGACTCTGCCTTGACTACAAATAACTGATTTGAGTCCTGCAAAGTCAAAGTAACTTTTTCGGGCTGCAGAATTATCTCTACATTGTCATTAGCTAGACTCATGGCGTAATTGTATCAATGATTTGAACGTCTCCACTTAGGTACTTTTTGACCGTACCATTTGACCACGATATTTTCACGTCGTAGGAAGCGTTTTTTTGAGGGGTCAAAGCAGAGCTTGCTGCTGCTGTCAAACCTAAAAAAAACTTCCCGTCGGTCGGGGTGGCAGAGAGAGAACATGAGAACGAAAACAAGATCGCATTGGTACTTTTATCACGGCATTGGGATGTAATTGTCGCGCCGGTAAGATCTATTGGGAGTCCATTAGCATCTTTCAATTCGCTTTGCAGTCCAAAGGTTTCCCCTTTGTAGATCAATATATTGTACCTATCTCTTTTCATTAGTTTTCTATCAAAATATATGAGATATCTTTTTTGCTTGGGAAGAATGCTTTTACAAGATCCATGAATTCCTGCCACTGTGACGGGTGTATGGTTTGACAGCCTTCGGAGGAGGTGGAATTGAAACCGCCCTTATGTATATTTATTCCAAAATATCCGTCCTCTTCTTGTCCTGTGACATCGCGCTTGACTTCAACTGTACTCTGTTGAACAAGTGCCTCATATTGCTTTGATTTGTCTTTTGACAAGCCATGGATACCAATCTTGTACAAATACTCGCCTTCCTGTAAATTTGCAAGTCCTTTGTTGATCTTAGAATTCATGCCGTATCGAGATGGGTCTGTATTCGCATTGAATGAAAACATTAGGTTTTTTTCAATTACAAAAATAGCATCGTCATATATGCCTCTGTCATTTGCTCCTCTCTTTCCCATGTCGTTTTTATAGTAACCCCGGACTCCTACAATAAAAGGAGCTTGTTTATCTATACCTTTCTGCTTCAACTTTGTGAGCAGCTCTGCACGTGTGATTAGCGGTCTGTTCATTGGACTTCTCCAAACATTTGTGATATGAAAGTTCCCAAAACAGTCATGACAAGACACAAAAGAGCGATGCGCTCGTATTCCATGATATAACAAATTCCGGCTCCGGCGGTCCCGGCAGCTGCTAGCGAAATACCAAGTCTTTTCATAGCCTTTGGTGTCGTAAGTTTCAATCCTGCAAAGCCAAAGAGCACTTTTTTGGGAGCCGTCTGCTTATTTTTCATAGGAGCCGTCCCTTGATATGTTTGCCAAAACGATAAATAATTGATCAAGCCTTTGGTTCAAAGAAGCTCCAAGATCATGAATGGCTTTTGTATTTTCAGCCTGTATTTCCTCGATTTCACGTACACGGCTTTCTATTTGAGATACTTGAAAAGCCTTTGCAGTCGCTTCTTTTATTGTGTCCGTAATTACCTTTGCGTTCGCGGTGTCTCTTTTATGTAGATACCGAAAAAGCATCCAAATAAGAGTAACCATTGAAACAAGGGAAGCAAGTATATTTTTGGTGAGTTCTAAAGAGTCCATTTTGCACGCTAGATAAAAAGAAGCCGAAGCACCCTTTGCAAGATGCCTCGACTTCCGGGCACGAAAGGAAAGGATGGGAGCCAATACATAGTAAAATTAAGCGATTTTTCCAAATTTATTTTTACTGTGGAAAACTTTTTTTTGGTTATTTCCTATATCAGAGCTTTTCTCCGAGCCGACTCCACCCCATAGAATGCCGAAACGTGCTTTTTCGGGGATGTCCGGGAGCCGAGCAGTATTTTCGGTGATGTCGGTGATGTCCACTTCTCCGAAAGGCGTGTTTCGGGGATGTCGGTGATCCGAGTTCTCCGAAATTACCCTCGGCTTCTCCGAAGTCAATGAAATCGCCTGTTTCCCCATTCTCTATCTCCGAGCTAAGCTATCAGTAGTTTAAGAATGTCGTTTTTGCTGCCTAAAATGGCTTCAGATCAACGAAAAAGCATCCGGCGTTAGTTATTGTAGGGAATAAAAAAAAGGCTGCTTTGCAGCAGCCTAGATCACCTTTGGAAATTCGGAGGGGGGGAAAACCGTTCCTAGCAGCATTTGAAATTGTTTTGTTTGTTCTCAAAACTACAAAATGCCTATCAAAAGACCAAATTTTTATCAAGTTTTTCAAACCTGCAAAAGTAAACATTCTCATTTATTGGGTTCACGAATACGCATTGAAAATAGTGCTCTTTGCTGCCTATTGTATGGGAGCAAATTTCAGCCGGCTTCGGTTGACTGTCAACTGTGCAATAACCTTCGACTGCTTCGCTGTTTTCTCTTGCTGTGAAAAGCAAGTCTAAAATTCTAGTCATTGTAGAATACCTCAAAAAAATTCTTAAAAGTACCGGTTAGCTTGTAAAAAACAACAGAAGCGGTCAAAACTACCAATCCTGTCAAGATCCATACTGCAAGAGCAACTTTGCTCTCTGTGGATCTTAGTTTCCTTCGTATATCCATAACTATTCCTTTCAAAAAAAAAGAGGCGTTCCCATGACACGCCTCTCCTTCGGAGTAAAAACATAAGCATTGCTCTTTATTTCCTTTCATGTTCCTGCTTCCTCAATTATGCTGTCTATTTGCTCGTAATTCAATGCAAAGTACAAAGCTAATTTTGAGACCTCTAAAGGAGTAAGCTCCTCACCATCAATGAAGTGCATCATGCCGTCTTGCATAATATCAACTGTGATCGTTTCGCCTTCCTCTTTGCTAGAAATTACTATGTTATTCACCACGGACTCTCTAGTTCTTGAATTAAATTATCGATGCTGCCTTCTTTTGTAAGTATAGCATCCCGTACTTGTATTGAATTCATGTGACCTTCGCTTCCGTCCTTTCTTTTGTAATACCTTCCACGCAGATTGCATTTTAGATGTATTCTGCTTCCAATCTTTGCTCCGGAAAGCTTGTCTGCCATGTCGTTTACCGCCTCCAATTTGATATGCTCACTATACATACCATTAGGAATCTCGACAAAGAGATCGCGCTTTTTGAACTTGTCACTGATTACTTGGGTAGGGAGCAAGTCTGTCAATTTTCCTTCCAATTCGAATTCCATTTTAGATCCTAAAATACTCGTAAATAAACAAAAGCTCTTTCAAGGTGTGGACTGCTAGAAAAACAAAAAAAAGCAGCATCATCAAACCTAAAAAAACGTCAATCCATTTTGGCTTCTTCTCCATCGCATTTCCTTAAATAGTTAATCGTGCATAGAAATTTACAAAATATCTCCATCTATTCAAAAGACCATTTTTACCGCCGTTCACTTTTTTTGTGACCTGCTCACATACCTCAAAGGTATTCCCTTTGTCTGCCACTTTGTTGATCTTGGCAGCATCCCAAAACCAAGCAGAAGCAAACAACGGATATTTGTCTCCAATTATATCCGGATTTGAGACAGCATCCTCAGTTAGTATTTTGTCTAGCTCGACAAATTTGCCACGACCGGTCACTTGGATATACCCTCTGCCTCTGTATTTGTACCCGTGACCGCTTGCTTCGTCACCGTTCCCCATCCGTCCGGCATATACTTTGTTTCCTATGCGTTCGGGATGCATGGCATATCCCTTTGTACTCTCAAGAGTCGGGAAATACTTAGGGAATACTTGCAGCAGCCTCTTTTCAGAGTAGTTCATGTTCTCAACTGTATGTTTGAAGTTACCGGACTCGTGAGCACATTGCGATAAAAAATGCGCGAGTCTTAATGGTGTGTCTATTTCAAAGGCTTCCATAATTGTAGGTAACTCAAGGAGCACCTCGCTAGGAATCTTTGTCAATAATGCTATGTTCATTTTTCCTACATTCCTATGTACGTTTTTCAAACAAAATTATCAATGAGGGCAAATTTCTGTACGAATCTATTTCTTGCACAGTCATCGTTTGTATCAATAGGAATCCCATCCGGAACCTCGCTTTCGCTTTTGTACACAATGGTATGTTTTAGATTGTATTTTTCAACAAGATCATCACTTCTGCCTCCTAGACTTGCTGTGAGTTGTAAATTCCTTGGAATTCTGTCAAGCCTGTTTACCCAATATGTCAAGCTCTTTGTGTAAGCCCAAAATTCTATACCGGGATACCTTCTGCAAAGATCTAGCCAAAGGTCAAAATACTGCTGATTAAAAAAGTCACCGCTTGCATGAATTCTTACTGCTTTGCTGTCTTTTGGCAATATAGGATATCTGCCTTTTTTGACCCATTCGTAGTTTCTCCATCTGTGCTCTCGGACTCCGGGGAACCGTTCCGGGCTTGCAGCATAGCATCTATATTGATTTGACTCATTGTGGAATTTGCCGGTCACTCTATCGACTGTCACCTTACACTCCTTTGCAAAGGGACACGTGGATCCGGTTGGTAGGTTCCACTCGTAAACTATATCTCGATAGTATTCTGTATTTTTTACAAATCTCATTTTTTTACTTCGTTATTGATAGGCACTCTTTTATCATTTCGTATGTCTCAAGTTCCTTGATTTGCTTGGGTGTGAATCTTAGAACTCTCCATCCATCCTTCGTAGCTAAATTGTATTTCTCCATGTCGGAAATATACCCATGACCTCTTGTATGTCTGCCGGATATCCAAACGCCTCCTTCGATTTCAACTGCCAATTTATGATCAAGCCATGCAAAGTCAAAACGGAATTTCCTTGTTCTTAAAAATTGATATTCCATTTTTGGTGATGGTATTCCAAGAGCCTCTGCTGTCATGAGGAATAACTTGCTATTTTTCTTTTCGGTTGATTGTGGACTGCTTTTAACTCCAAATTTTGTCGGCATAACTTGGAACCTCCTTGTATGATTGGTTTGAGACATCGTAAGTAAAAAGTATTCCCATCTTGTTGATCTTTCCTATGTACTTGTTCTTCACTTTGGCAATAATAACTCTTGCAAGTGACTTTCCATCTGCCTCAAAGTCTCGATGCACTACCAATACATTGTGAGGGATATTGTAGAAGTTACTGCTCCCGGATATCGAGTAGGGTGTCGGGACTTCGTAATTTCCAAATTCGTCTAAATTCTGCATCTTTCTTGGGTGTGCAATCAAGACAATATGTATTCCTGTTTTCATTGCAAACATTCTCATTTTTGCTAGCGTTCTGCCGACATACAAATTCTCTGTTTCTCCCTTTGCCATCTGCATTTCTAAATTGTTCCAAGGATCAATAATAAGCATATTTATTCCATACCTCCGTATCAAATTGTTTGCCGTAGCCAAGACATCGTCAAGTGAGAATGTATCGGAATCCGGCATGATATAGAACATATTGCTATCTACCCAATCAAGAGCTTGCTTCAAAATGTCTTTGGACATTCTGTTGTAACTACCACTCTCAAAAGAGAGACCCGTGTATATCTCCATCAAACGCACTAACCATACCTCCGGGGATGGATTTTCCGGGGAAAATACTGCAACTTTCCATCCGGCATTTCGACATAATTCGATGGAAACATGATCCATAAAATTACTCTTACCAAAAGAAGGCACTCCGGTCACTACTGTGAGCTGTCCCTCATGCCAAGTAAAATGAGAATCAAAGTTTTTGAAAGCTCCGGTGGTAACTCCGGTTTGGAATCCATGGTCGTAGATATCAAGCAAACTGTCTACGTAATTACTTGCATATTTCACGCCGTCAATAGGAAAGGGCTTTGCCGTCTCAATACACTTCCAAATTTCCATTGGTCCGTGCTTCAACAAAACATCGTTTGCATCTTTGCAGCCCTCCGGAAAACGAACAGTATAGCAGCGTTCCTTCCCAAATCTTCTGCCTAGCTCCTCAGATAGTCTACGTCCTACGGGATCATTGTCAACTGCAATGTATATCCTCTCGACTTCCTCGAAATAGTCGATTGTGTTGTCCACATAAGACATCTTTGCAGCAAAGTTTTTGGCTTCGGGGTTCAAACCTCCCTCGGGAACAGATATCACATTCTCTATTCCTGCTGTCAAAAAACTTAATGCATCAATTTCGCCTTCGCAAATAATTACGTTCTTGTATTCCTTGATGCTGTCAAGTCTGTAAAATGTTTTGTAGCCATTCTTGATCTGCCTAAATTCTTTGGCTTCTAGTCCCCTGTATTTGACATTGACTACCTCGCCGTTCATTTTGTATGGGAAAGCTATCCACTCTTTGTCATGGGCTTTTATGAGAGTTATTTCCTCTTTCTTCAAAACATCTTTTGGGATGCCTCTCTTGGTAAAATACATTTCCAAGCTATCCGGCATAATGCCGTATTTGAAGTTCACGGGAGTCGGTTTGGGAATGTCTCTCCACTTTTGCTTCTCTCTTTGCTTTGTCAAACCTCCTGTCCAACCACAATGGTGACAGAACCAAGTCCCATCCGTCACATTTACGCTTAAACACTTTTCGTTTGGATTGTTTTTCCTAGTGTGAGAACACTCGGGACAAACCGTTTTTTGCTGTCCGGACATCTTACTGTCCACTCCTTTAATACCATAGTCAAGCAGAGTCGTCATTGCTTTTACCTCCTTTGTTTCTGTCCAAAGTTTTCTCAAGTAAACTTAGTGTGAAATAAATAATTGTCATTGATGCCGTTCCTACTAAAATTGTCTCCAAAGCAATCTGCAGAATTGTCGGTATTTTCATACTATATTTTCTCCATTATTTCTAAAAGGTCCGGGCGTGTATTGATGTATTCCATAGCCTCGGATATCAAAGCTCTCCCATCACTGCCAATAGTCGAGCTTCCTACGTGGTGGACATACGCTGTAGAAACAAAATGCCGGAATCCTAAAATTTCCATTTGTTTGCAGTTTATATTGTCGGAAAAATAATTGATAGGCTCGTATGGAATCCAAGAGTCTTTTGCAATCGCTGCGCAAATTGGAGCTATAAAATTTGTCGGTATCATGCGTTCCTCTTCTGCGTATCTCATGCCGTTTTTTTTGCTATTCACAAACGTCCTCACATTCTGCCTCCCGGAAACAAGATCGCTTCTTGCTCCTACCCATCCTACCTTGTATCCAATTTGAGTCGGTACAAGTTTGTGAAGCATTGAGAATTCCTCTTGGAGCTTTGAGAATGTGTCCGGTGTAAAAACTATATCGTCATTGCAGACTATCACTGCTTCGTGCTTTTCAAAGGCTCTTCTCATTACCTTGTTGTAAGCTGCTCCAAAGTTTGTCTCCGAGTTTTTCTCAAGATCTAGCGTATGATTCTTGGACATAAAGTCAATATGAGATAGTTTGTGCGTAAGATATATTTCCACATTACTCGGTACATAGCATTCAATAGATTTCATAAGTACCGGCAGACATTTGCCATGAACAGTCGCTATGCAAATTGCTGTGATATTTTTCATAGCTCTTCCTCATATTTGAATCTATACCAATCCAAACCGTCAAAGTCGGGGTCGGAGAATTCGCTATTTCTATTTTCAAAAGCTTCCACAATCTGCATCTTTTCTCTTCGTTTTGCTTCAAATTCCAATTCACTCATAGCTTGCATTTTAGGCAAATAGAATTCCTTTATTTCGCCGTTCTCAAGTATAGGCTTTGCAATCAAATTTATTTTGATTTGTTCTACAAGCCACTCTACTGCTGTTTGATTACTCATTGTCGCCTCCTGTGTATTTGTCAATAAATTCTTTTACGTATCGAGCCTGCCTATGTTTATTTGCACTCATTGAGTTCAACTTAGTAACCACCCGGATAGGCAGATTGTATATTCCGGATGCGTATCTTTCAATGTCAAATCTACCTAAGCTATCACATACCCATTCTGAGAATACCTCGCCTCTGCACGAAAGCGTAATGTCGTGTTCATTTATTTTGTCGGACCACACTGCTTCGTAATTTGTGACATCCTCAAATCTCAAAAAACAAAGAGCTTCAAAAAAATTCAGTTTGACTCCGGTTCCAGAATTCCACCCGTCAACTAAGAATCCCTCAAGACTGCTCACTGTTTGCTGTTGAGTAGCTTGGGAATAAACATCGTAATTTTCTTTGGGAAAGTACATAGAAAATACCTCAAGATCTGCCTCCAACAAATCAAATCTCATTTTGCTGCTCCAAAATTTTGTATAGAAAACTATCAATATGTTTTGCCTTTTCTCTCACTGCAGAATAAATTGTAAGATCAGTCACAAAGTCATGGACATGGGTAGCCATTGTGCTCCGTTCTTTTCTCACGTAGTCTGCAACCTGCTGTTGAACCAATCCAAAATAATAGTAAGCAAAGAATCCAAACATTTTCCGCGCAAAGACTAATTTTGATTTCCTGCTCCTTCCTAAAACGTCTTTGGTCTTAACGTCAAGTAGCTTGCAAATTTCCTCGAAAGTTTTGTCTAAGTGCAAAGAGAAACTTTTGGGATGTCCGTACTTATCAGCAAAGTTCTTTGCACGTTCCGCAAAGTAGGCAGCCTTGACATCTTTGTATTCCTCTTTTGCCATCTTGCTTGATGCTCTGTGCTTCGCCGGTACGGGCTTTGCAAACAAAGCTTCGCGCTCCGCTTTTATCTGCTCTGCCATTGTTCGTGTAATTGCTTCCAATTTTTTATCCTTGATATTTTGCCTTCACCGGCGTTGAGACTTTTGTGTTTTGACTGTTTATTTTCAATAAGTTAGCTATCACTAAAGCTCCGTTCTTTGACGTGTTCGCAAGTGCTTTGAAGTGCTTGAGTTTAGTCTGCCAAAATGAGTCACGGTAAGCATTGAAAATAGCTTGTTCCATCTGTTTGTCCGTGTATCCCAATTTAACAAGTTTCTCATAAGCACGGTAAGCAAGAATCATTTGCTCCCGAGATACAAGAAAGGCACGTTCAGGGATATCGGCATTGTTCACGATTGCCATGTTTAGCATTGAAACAGACATCTTCACATTCTCCGGGAAGTCCCTCAAAGCAGACTTCCTAGATGCCGGTTTTTGAAACGGGTTTTCACCCCCCTTTTTCCCCCCC